CCTTTTGGTTTGCTCTTAGGTGCGACTTTGCTTAATAAACCTGCTTCATGATAAACTTTAGATGCTGCCATTGCGCACCACGGTTGGTTATTAAGTCCATACCACTTGCCAAAAACAGTGTCGTTATTCTTGCCTTCAGTATAACCGATATAACTACTTGCTATTTCTTTTAGGCTTTTCATCCTTGCCCCCTAGAGTCAACATTGTTATTACTAATTCCATTTGTGTTTCTAATCTTGCAACAGAGTCCTTTAGACTTGATCCGCCGTTTGGTTTTAATTCATTTAAGAAGTGTTTAACCAGCCAACGTATGGCAATTACAAACGAACCTAGTATAGATATGACCGCAAGTATTAAAGCAGCCCAGTCATTCACAGTCATTCTTCTCCTTGAGTTTTGCTTCGAGATCCCCCACTCTAGCCGTCAACATTGCTTTGTCCAGAGCTAGCAGACCAATCTGCTCTCGTAGTACAGCAATAACAACATTGATGTCTAGTTCTGTTGTATTATCCATTTACTCCCCCCCTTGTTTGAGCCATTTGACGAATATGATTGGCAAATCTGGGTGCAGTGGCTGTGCCTCTGCTTTCGCTTCGTCAGGGTCAGTGGCCGAGACTTGCTCTGTGACCAAAATGCCGTCATTGTTAAACCCGACTAAGTATTCTTTCATGGCGTTCCCTCAAGTGTAACGACTCTGCCGTGCAGATCTTGAATTAGTGCTAACATGCCTGGAATGATGAAACGCTCGTTCCAGTTCTCAACTACCCCGTCCTCGCCTTTGTCGGCTGCAATTGAATAATGTTCAGCAACTTCTTCAGCGATTAGCCCTGGTACCAGCATGCCCGCCCTGTTGTCTGCGGCGTCTAAGTAGTCTGCCTTGAACTTGAATGTTCTAACTGGTAGGCTTAGCAGTTTGCTCGGGGCAAGGTCTGCGACAGTGTCAATGTCGGCGATTGCTTCTTTAAAGCGAGCGCTTGAAGCTGTGCTTCGTCTTAGGCGACCGTCGCCAACATCAATGCGAGCGTTAGACGCGTTGGCTGTCGTGGAGCTGTCTTGAATGTAAGTAGCATCAAGCGAGTAAAAGTTCCCATTGGCAACAACGCCGAGGCTATTTACTTCCAAATACTTAGCAGCTGCTTGCGCTAAAATGACCGAGTTAGAACTCACATAAGCCAGCGGGTAAGTCGTAACGTTTGGATTAAAAGTTGAACCGTAGTGAATAACAACGCCGTCGGTAGCAGCTGGGCCAACGTGACCAACGGTTGTGCTTGATTCAGTAAACGAAATTGAGTTTGTAGAAGCAGAAACTGTTACTCGGCGAGCGCCCGATGAAGTTCTGAGTGTAAACGCAGTTAAAGTACCTGCTGTTAATCGGTCAACTGTAATTGATCCTGCTGCAATTTCTGCTGCTGTAATTGTATCTGCTGCAATTTCGGCAGCAGTAATTGTAGCACCAGCAATTTGGTCTGCCGTAATAGTTGCAACAGCAATATTTGAAGCAGTAATTGTAGTTGCTGCAATTTTAGCGCCAGTGATTGTTCCAGCTGCAATTGATACTGCTTCAATAGTTCCTACTGCAAGTTTTGCTCCGGTAATTGTTCCTGCAGCAATTGATACTGCTTCAATAGTACCTGCAACTAATTTTGCTCCAGTTATACTTGCCGCTTGAATTCGATCAGCATTAAGTACACCAGTTGAAATGTTTCCAGCATTTAGATTTGAGACTGTAATAACAGAAGCATCAATTGTTCCAGCTGTAAGTTTATTTGCAGATAAAGAAGCAAGAGCTTCATTGCCTAGTGTAAAAGCAGAAAATGCGCCGCTTGTATAACGATAAAACTTGTTGTCGTCATCAGTGTCAAACCACAAATCTCCTTCTGCAAAAGGACCTGTAGTTGGCATTGTTGTTTGTCGATAAATCTTGTTTTTACCATCGGCAGTTGTTTGTGCTGCTGTTGCTGCAGAAGCCGCTGCCGTTGCTGCCGCTGTTGCTGCCGCCGATGCCGCTGTTGCTGCCGCTGCTGCTGATGAAGCTGCTGCTGCCGCATCTTCTGCTGCTTGAATACCAAGGTCACGAACTGAAACCCAAGCGGTACCTGTCCAGTAGTATTGAATATTCTCGTCGTCTGTGTCAAACCAAACGTCGCCCTCGGTTAGCGGGAAAACAGTTCCATCTGGAGCAGTTGCTTGTCGATAAATGTGATTCTTGCCGTTAACAGATACTTCAATAGTGTCAATTTCAACTTGAAGTTCGTCAGTCTCTTCTGTAGTCGCTGCAACAATAGGAATAATTGAAGTCTGAGTCATTCCAGTTGAAGTAACTGTAATTGGAGTGATTGTGATTTGCGGACAAAGTGGCATTATTTCCCCTAAATCGTAATCGTGTAAGGATCAACTACAGATGTGAAGTAACTAACTCTCCAATTATCTGCTGTTATTGAATGAGCTAATCCTTCTACAACACAGTTAATTGTAATGTTTCGTCCATCATAAGTTAAACGTTTTACTTGGACAAGATCATTTAGTTCTGTTTCTAGCATATCTGTGGCAAGAGCACCAATACCAATTGCTGTAAAATCTATTTGTTCTGCTAATACAACTGCATCAGCATCTTTTCTGGCAGCATATAAAGCAAGATTTGCAGCGCTAGTTTCGTTTAAGATTGGTGCATCTAGTTTTTTAGACTTAAGTCCATATGTAGAAACACTAGATGTAAACTTTGCTGTCTTTTGAGCTTTTTTTGGACCTCTAAATACTATTGCTTCATTGTAAACATAATCAGTTCCTGGATTAGTAATGATACCGTCGTAACCCACACTATTGGCATCGCCCTGATCGCTAAATAATAATTGAGTTGGTCGAGTAAACTTGTCAGATAGTGGAACAAGTGTTGCTGTTCCTGTGCGACTTACATAGAAACGTCCACCAATACAGTTTGCACATTGTTCTAGCATTTCAAGACAACTCATATTTTGTTTTGTCTTTTGCATAACAGTGGTTCCTGTGATACTGCGTGCAGCAGTCCATGAAGCAAGATCAAGCGCTCTAGTTGCTCTTAATGCTGCAGTTTCTGAATAATCACTAGTTGCTAAAGCAGGTGCAATTGCCTTGGCAATCTGTGCAAGACCATCTACGAATGTTAATGACACGGTAGGATAAATACCTTGATTTACTTCATTGTTCTCTAAATAGCCTGTATAAATTGTTGTAGAATTGCCTTGGATTCTTACTTGCATTCCTGCAATTAAAATTCCATACCACGGACTTGATGTGTTGCTTGGATCAAATGCTCCTGATTGGTTGTTCAATACAACATCAGCAGTTCCAGCTTCTAAAAAGTCATTTTGATATTGACGACCTCTACGGATTTCAACAGATAGCAAAAGATCAGCACTGACAGCCGTAAAAGCTCCACCATTACTAAATGAAACTGTAAGTGTAGGTGCATTTGCTGGCATTAGAGCACCGCAAACTGACTGCCACCACGTCGGCGCATAAGAGTTGCAAGACCATTTTTAATACCATTGACAAGGTCACCTTGTGAAACAACAGAACCGGCAACATTGACTGTGATGTTTCCACCGTTCATTGTTGTGTTCTTAGCAATGTTTCCATGTCCGGCAGACGCTAACAATGAGATCGTTGGACTGGAAATACCAAGTTTTGCTTGCTTGATTTGATTCTTACGGATTGCTTCAAGTGTAATTGGATCAGTCTCTTTAAGTCCTTTTAGTCCAAACTTGTTTCGAAGTTTAAGTAATAATTCACTTGCTTTGGCTGCATCGTCTGTTGCTTTGGCAAGACCGTTTGTTGCTCCAGTCATTCCTTCTATGCCTTTAGTATAATCTGATGCTGATGCAGAAAATCCTTTAGCATTAAACTCAAACTTGCCTAATGAGTCGGCTGCTTTATCTGAATCTTTATTAAACTTATTTGCTGCAACACCAATACCTACCAAAGCAACTCCAAATGCTGCTGCTCCGGCTGCGGCTGAGATACCGCCGGTGGCTAATGCGGTTGCAGCTGCAGATGCAAGTGAAACTGTACGAAGTGCTTTCATGACCTTAATAATTGCTTGAATACCTGTTACTAAAGCAGCAACAGCTCCAGCAACTTTTGCTCCAAAAAATGCGGCAATGATTACAGCACCAAGAGTTGCAAATACTTTAATATTTCGAGCAACAAAACTAAACATATCGTACATTAACTTAGCGAATGCTATGCCGTATCCAATAGAAGTCTTAAATCCTGCTGCAATCTTATCGCCATTTTCATCTACAAACTTCTGAATTGCAGGAATAGCTTTGTTAATAATAAGATCGGCAAATGACTTAATTTGTGGAATTAACTTATAACCAAGAGACTCAGATGCTTCACCAAATGCAAGTTTAATTCTTTCCATTTGTCCAGCAAATGTATTGGCTGCCGCAGCTGCAGCTCCTTTTGTTTCACCTGAAATCTCACGCATTGCTGCTGCAAAGTCTTTGGATTTAACAGTAGCTGCAGAAATCTGTGGGAATAACTTCTTAAGTGCGCCAATATTTCCGCCATATGCTTTTGCAAGAAGTTTTGATGCTGTATTTAGATCTATATTTTTTGCCGCTGCAATATCCATTGAAGCGCCAAGTAACGATTGAGCTTTTCCAACATCTCCAGTTACGGCAGCTAATCCAGCAAGAGCAGGTCTAAGTTGGTCATCTGCAATACCAAACTCTGCTTGCATTGCTGTGATGTATTCTTCTGTTGCAGCAATAGCCGCATCAGTTGCTCCTACGGTATTTCTAAGAGAGTTAGCAAGAAGTACTTGAGACTTCTGATCTTCCATTGCTGCTTTGACTGCATCGTAGCCGATCTTTGCAGCAAAAGCTCCTGCCGCAATTGCAGCTAGGCCAAACTTCTTTGCAGTTCTATTCGCAAAGTCACCGAACTTTTTTTCCATCTTGCCAATATCTTTGACTGCAGCTTTTGTACCTTTATCAGAGTATTGTGTAAGAATGCGGGCGACTACTGCACCAACTGCCATTTTAGTCTACCTTTCCCGCTGAATTAAGATGATTTTGTAGTTCACGTTTCGCATCTTCTAAAGCTTTTTCTACTACTTTTTCAATGCGTGGTCTTTCTTTATCTACAACTTTCCAAACAAGACGAGAAGCTTTTCCAAACCAGTTAAGTCTTTCAATAAATGATCCACTTTTTTTATTACGTCCTGAAAGTTCAAATACTTTACCGGCATCAGATGTATTTAGCAAAGCACCAGCACTAGTTGTGTAATCTTTACGAGTACGTCGTTGTGCTTTTGAGACAGTAATTCCTGCTTTAATTGTATTAGTGTCCCAAGCAGGCCAACCAGCACCGCCCCATGTTCGTCCACTTACTGCTGCTGTTGGTCTCCAATTGCGCATTGGAGTATTTGTAGTTCTACTTTGAATGCTATCAACTAAACGATGAGCAGCACCTTCGGCATTATTTAACTCAGTGTTAACTATTTTGTTAAACTTAGCAACAGCTTTCTTGTCAAACTCTTTTAGAGCTTTTAGAGTTGGCTCGATGCCTGTTAAAATAATCCGTGTGTCTTCTTCCACTTATTTACCCTTTGCTCGCTCTTTAAGATAAATAGTAATAGCCTCAAGTATTCCTTCAGGTGCATCTATTAGATCTATGGGTGAAATACCAGTTTCCACCGAGATAGCTGCTACGTTATACGTTAAGCTGTCTCGGTGGATCCGAAAGAATCATCTGAATCCAATTCGGCAGACGCAATTGTGTCTAAGAATTCTGGACCAAATGGTTTTACAATCACGCCATTAGATTGCATGCACTTCCATGCTAACCAATAAACGTGTTCGATCTTTTGTTCTTCACCAAGGAGTTTAGGCATTCCTTTGCCATATTGCTGCTCGAATGCAACAATGACACGAGGAGTTAATTTATAACTAACTTCATTGCCATCAACTGTTTTTACTTTAATTCCAAGACCGTCCATGATTTCCCCCTTGTTAGATTAGGATTTAGTGATTGTACCACTGATTGGCCAAGTTACTGATGCAGTTGCAAGTTCACCAACGGCACCATTTAGTGGTGTCCATTCTGAAACTAGCGCACTAAAACTATATGCAGGTGATGTACCAGCTACTGGACGAACAGTAATTGATACTGCAGTGCCTAGTGTTGGGTAGATTGTTGCTTCTAATGCGCTTGCAGCGTAGTCTTGATTAAACTCAAGAGCAACACTGTTATCAGCAAGTCCAGCCACACGTGTGCGTGCGGTATTGCCAAAAGCTGTGGTTTCTACAACATCATAAGTAGATCCTAATGTCACAGAAGTAACATAAGATGAAATATCTGTTGTTCCGAAAGTAACAGCAACGTTAGTTAATACAATACGTGCCATTATGAAACCGCCTTAGTTACTTCACCGCTGATTGGCCATGTTACAGATGCAGTTGCTAATTCTCCGACGGCTCCATTCAAAGGAGTCCACTCTGAGACTAAAGCTGTAAATGTATAAGATGGATTGTCGGCTGCTGTTGTTGCACCATTTGGCTTAACTACAACAGCAGTTGTAGTTCCAAGCAATGGATAAATTGTTGCTTCAACATTGCTTGTTGCGTAATCTTGATGGAATTCAATTGCTACTGAATTATCACCAAGTCCAGCAACACGTGTACGAGCAGTTGAACCGAATGCAGTTGTTTCCACAACATCATCGTTTGTTGTTAAAGTAACACTTGCAATGTGGTCAGAAAGATTGACTGCATTTATAGTGATATATGCGTTTGTAAGAACTAAACGGGCCATTATTCGTCCGCTCCTTTTTCTATTACTGGTTTGGTTGGTGTATTACTTGATAGATGTTCACCCTTGACTAGTGCTTCTGGGTTGCAACCTGCATCAAGCAATTCTTTTTCAGTGACTTGGTCACCTTTTTTCTTGTCTCCGAATACAAAATTATCGGATTTTATTGTATATGACATTATGCTCCATCTCCATATATGGTTACTTGGTATCGGTATGATAAATATTCAACATCAGCAGCTTGATAAACTCCTGATTGAGCCGCAGTAACTCTAAGCGTATCGACTTCTCCACCGAGAGTACGATCTGATTCAATTGCTGCTTTTATTGAATAATCTCCTGAACCAGAAAGATATTTATCGAGCTTGTCTTGGCCTGTTCTTTCAGAGAATCTCTGGACAATAACCATTACATCTACATTTGCTTGATCTAAACCGCGAGCATTGTTAAGATCGAATGTAAGATCTAATTGACCAATTATTGCACATGGTGGAACAATTACATCAGGGACTAAATCATAAACTCTAAGTCCATCTATTTCTTGTAAATTGTTTTTTAATCCTTCGCGGACTTTGCTTGGTAGCATTAGTATGCAACTCCACTCAATTTTTTAAGTGGACGAATTAACGCTTCAACATCAGGATCTAATCTAGATGTCAATCTTACGGTTCCCATATCAACAGAACCGGCAACTCCAAATGGTGATTGCTTTCTAATAAACAGTCTAGAAGCTTGTAGACGAGCAGCTAAATTGATCTCTGCGGGTACAGCAGACCATCCCCATACTCCTGTAATACGTACAGTTTGCGGATATAAACGAGGAAAAAGATAACGATCTACTGCTAAGATGCGAGTAAATGGCCAACCTCTACGTGGATTATTTATTGGCTCCACCATATAATCTGTTGCAGACCAAACAGTTGTATAACTACGGTTAAAATTATCATCTGTTGCAATTTCACTAATAGAAACAATATCATCTGTATTACAGATCCACCAGTCATTTGGCGTGTAATAACGAATCACAGGAGCCGCAGACGTTCCATCTTTGTAAAAAAATCTACCTGTATAATCATCAATCATTCTACAAGCAGAAACAATTGCAGCTTCTATAGCTAGATCATCATTGATGTCTTCGATTGCAAGAGCATTCTTTACATCCGACAGGGTGCAATAGGCGTTTGTTAGTGCCATGCGTTATCCTTTTCTCTAATTTAGGCTGCATTGCTCGTTCTAAATCGGGCAAAGCTGTTGCTGTTTGTTTTCTCTTAAATATTTTCATTATTTTGCCGTTCAGTATGATGTCCTTCATGTAACCAGTATCTTTTCTGATGCGGCAATATGGCACCTGTATTGGCATAAATAGGGAAACCTAAATGCTTGATTTTACGGCAGAATAGTAAGTCTTCACTTATCCACTCACCATTTATAGGTCCATCCCAAAACCAACACCAGTTTGTGCCTTGGTTTGGATCTGCTGTTTCGCGCATTTTTTCAAGTACACTACGATGGACTAGTATGCAACCTGTACCAGCAGCATCAATCTCAAAAACTGCATTACGTTTATAGTCATTTATAGGCGCAAAGCCTTTAGTAGTATCATTAAAGATCAATGGAACAGGAACAGGATATAAGTTTTCATTTGCATCCCAAGCTGCAAAATAAAGCCCTGCTACAACTGGTCTATCTTTATCATGAGCAGTTTCAATTAACTTATCAAATGCTTGCACGCTTAATTGCTCATCGGTGTCTATCATTAGCAACCAATCAGATTTTGTGTTATCTAAAAAGGTTGCAACTACACGATTGCGTAACTTACTTAATAAACCAGATCCTTCGATTCTTATAAATGGACCTAATCTAGAACTTCTAGCTTGTGTCAATTGAATCATTGTATATGCCCAAGCAGCATTAACTGAACCTGGATCACATGCTCCAATTGAAACTGTATGTGCTGATTTCATGCTTTCCCCCGTTTAAAGGTGTAGAGCCGATAAGTCGGGGGAGTCTTACCGGCTCTACACTATTGTTCTAAGCTTTGCTTAGAATGTTGGAGCTACCAAACCGGTGCCTGAGATAATCGAGGCAGCTAGAGGGTAACGACCTGCTGAAAACGCTGCATAGCCATAGACAACGGACTTAATTGTCAATGTGCTTGCACCAGTTGCATCAAAGTTAAGCGCAAATGGTGATCCTGTCTGCTCCCAAAGGTGCATTTCAGGTGCTGCAACGCAATAGATTTTGTCCTGATTTGTTGCTGCGCCGAAAGTTGTTCCAACGCTTGCATCAGTAACAATTGGTAGACCCATCAATGAGTAACCTGAGTTACCGTATGATGAAGCTCCTGCGCCTGCTGCCATTGTGTTTACTGGTCCGCTTGCGTTTGGAACTACCAAAGGACGGTTTTGTGAATCAACTGCAGCTAGTAGATAAGCTAGGCGGCGTGGGTGCATGACCCAATGTGTTGGATTCTGAAACGCGTTTGTCTGGATTTGCTGTACTGCATCAGCGAGCTTTGGATACAGAAGTTGAACTGTAGGAGCTGTTGATGTATAAGTGATTGCATTTCCACCTGAACCATCAAGACCAAGAATTGTGCCAGATGTACCAGCACCATTGATGCATTGATTGTCAAGTGTTGTGTGCCATGAACGAATTAGGTCTGCAAGAATAAATGTATCAATTCCTGTACCGCGCTCGATTGCTTGGCGAGATATGTCTTGCTGTCCTGCAATTGTACGCACGTTAATAGTGAGTAGTGTATCATCAGCATCAGTTTCTGAAACAGCAGAGTTTTCTGTTGCTTGAACTGCAGTTGATGTACCTGTTGTCATGCGGCTGATGTTTAATGTCATTCCGCTTGCAGGTAGTACGTGCTTGTTTGTTGCAGCATCCAAAAATGGACGACCAGCACGTGCAAGTGGTGCAGCTAGATCTGTAAGGTATTGTGGTACAACCAAACCTTCAAACGCAGCTGTTCCAACATCGCGACGCTCAATTGCTTCTTCTTTCATGTGACGAGCAAGACGCTCGTTTGCACTGAAATCATTCTTAAATGATGCGTTATATGCATCTTTTACGAATGAAGCATCAGAGTTTACTGAATAAGTGCGAGGTTCAGAGATGACGCGTGCGCCACCTGCTGGAGTTGCAACTGGTGCAACTGCTGCACGTACTTCTGCAGCCTTAGCGTCTGCATCAGCTTGTGTCTTTAGTTTTTCGATTTTTGTATCGAGTGAACGTGACTCTTCTACAAGAGCGTCAACCTTCTCGGTCTCCTCTGCAGTTAGATCTGTA